TTAACAAAACTCGATCCATTCTTTATATCAATCGTAAATCCACTACCAGAAATACTGGACAAAGCAAAGAAATCACCAGCCTGTGCATTTTCTATCGTAATTCCAATATTAGGCAAGAAAGCAGAAGTAGATCCACCAAGTTCAGACGTACCAGTAAAGAAAGCGTGCTGGAACGTAACTGTCTTACTAGCAGTACCAGAAGCTATAACAGTATTTACAGTTTCAGTTCTGCTATCAAGCTGTGCTGTATAGCCCAACTGATCTATTTCTATACTTTGTGCAGGATCATCTGAATCCATTTCACATCTGAATCTGAATCCTCTAGCAATAAACGTACCATTGGCAAAAGTATTAAATTTACTAAATCCAGCACCGATATTACAATTACTGCTTGATATTGTTGCACTGGATGATGCAGTCACAGTAAAAGTGCTTGTACTTGGAACTGTCTGTATTTCAAAATATCCATCAGTAGCACCACCACTTGTAAAATCTATATCTATAAATTGTCCAACAGATAAACCATGACTAGATTTTGTTACTGTAATCGTTGTTCCTGACTGCGTATATGTAGAAGCGATAGAACTATCTGGATCACTGTCTGTAGTAGCAACCAATAATTTTGCGTTTACATCAAAGGCAGTCGCACCGTCAAAATCTGTCCATGTATCAATATTTGCTGTCCTTTTATCAATCAAGTCATTAGGATAAAAACCCTGTGTTACAAAATGCCTTGTAAGTCTTAATGGTTGTTTACCTCCAAGATCCAATTTGGAAGCAAAATCATAATGACCACCTGTTATATCAACAGCACCTAAGAAATCTACATCAGCTATAGCATCAAAGTCTGTTACATCATCTAAGGTTTCTAACGATCCAAGAACAAGCCCATTTACTTCATCACTAAAGAAACAATCTACCTTCGTACCAGCAAAAGGAGGAGAATCTGTATCTTCCCTATCCGATACAACAAGTAATTTAGGTACAGGATCAGGTGTCGTAACAACGATAGAAGTTTCACCAGAGCTTAGTCTGCCACCATCATCACGAAACTTAAGAATATATTCTCCATCAACAGCAGGAACTAAAGTCTCAGATACGTTACCAGGTAAGGCAGGAATAATATCAACGGAATTAGTAAATGTACCAGTGCCATCTGTTAAATTACTATGTCTGACAACTACGTTTCCACCATGAGTTACGTCAATATCTGTAGCTTTATCAAAGCGTAATCTTACAAACTGGTCTGATACTGGTTCGACAAGTAAGTTAGTCACATCCTGTGGTAATGCTGTTTTACCTACAGCTTCAAATGTTAAATCAGTAGATGTAGCGGATAACTGACCTTGAACATTATATGAAAATATCTGTATTTCATAAGTACCTTTCTGACTGTTAAGTATTTCAAAATCAGGTCTTGATACTCTTTCACTTACATAGTTACCATTCTCAAAACGATAATTAACTTGATATTCAATAACACCGACAATAGGTTGCCAACTGATGATTAATTTAGAAACTGCCTGATTATTAATTGGAATAATTTTTTCAACAGCTACTAGACCAACAGGAGGATTTGTTAATTCATCTAATTTAGTAACATCTCTAGCTGGCAGGGCAGAACCATCTTCTATAAAGGCATATTTTTCATTGACATAAGATAAAGCAGTAATCGCATAATTTATTCCGTCCTGTTCTTCTACATTTATAACTCTGAATAGTTGTGCCTGTACTGTAGAATTTTGAATCAACCAAACTGTATTTACATTAGGAGTCTGAGAAAATGCAGAACTAACAGTGACAGTACCATTTGAGACAGATGATATTGTTTTACTTTCAACTGTTCCATCAGGTAAAACTACACTTAAAGTCGCATCTCCTACAGGATTACCACTGCCATCTACCGCAAAATCTGTTGCAGTCGTATCATCCACTGTTACAACAGTTGTTGAAGTAACGGATTTCAACCTGCCACCTCTTCTGACTCCTGCTCTTACTGGATCGTTTATTTCAATAACAGCACCAGGTCTGACTACTGCACCAGAATCTATAGATGTTGTAAATGTACAGATTTCAGTCTCATTGGCTTCACTGAAGAGTATTGCACGACCCAATCTGGCAGCTTGCCCTCTTGAAGTACAGGCAAATGCTTTCACCTGTTTAACAACAGTTCCGATCTTACTAATTAAGGTACTATCTTCTACAACTTCAAAATCCACTTCCTGTGAATCCATATTGAAGTAAGACACAGAAACAACACTGGATCTTGTCTTAAGACTACTTCCTGAGTAACTGAATCCTGCTTCTCCTACATTTGCCAAATTGAATAAATAACTAGCATCTGTTGGTTTATCCTGCGTCATTGTTATTGTTCCAGCAGACCATATCGGCATACAACGCATTACACCTGCAAGTTCATTTATAAGATCAAACGCTTCACTGGAATTTTGTATATTTACATTGCAACTAAATCTTGCTTCCTGTCCTCCTCTTCCATCATCAACAAGAGTATTAGCAAACTTACTTGCGTTGACAAAGGAGAATAAATCTAAACTGCTATCTGTTATATGATCTCCAAAGCCATATCTTGTATTGGTGAGTAAATCCAATAAGCACATCGCTGGACAGTTAGTGTAAGTCGCAGCACCCATTACTCCATTAAAAATATAACCAGTTGGATAAACAATACGACCAGTTGCAGTATCTACTGTTGGAGTACCTGATCCACTAGCACCTGCACCTGGAATCCTTACTTTTATTCCTCTGATCCTAAATTTTCTAGCTGGTATAGAACTGAATAACTGTGAGTCTAGCCTTATTGAGTTGTATGCACTGTTGTCATAAGTAAATGCTTCATCAACTATCTCTGTGAGACTTGTAAACTGAAAAGCATCTATCAAAGAGGTATCTGTACTATCTGCTGTAACTCTGATTACTCTTATATCAACAGGAAAAGAACCTGTAATATTTACTCTGTAATCTTTTTGGTAAGCGTCTGCGGTACGACCTGTAATCGTATCTGTTATAACATCAGTAAAACCACCAGAATTATATTGAATTGCAATTTTTAATTGAACAGAAGAACCTAATAAATCACCTTCATTTGTTGCTTTCTGTAGTTGCGGGAATGTTATTGATACCTTTATCGCATCAACATTTGAGTTTGTAACCTGTCTTGTTACGGAGGAAGCTGCTGTTACAGTTACACCAACAGGAGTAATAGATTGGCTGGTTTCAATTCCAGGAATCTTGGTCTGACTAGACGTTCCAAAACGTGAAACAAAGGAAATATTTTGAAAATTAAAGTCATTTGTAGCAGGACTAGATGAACTGGCAGTTGCTTTTAAAACAGGAGTATTATTTAAAAATACATCTTTTAGTGATGCGTTTGTATATGCAGTAGTTCCTTTTGTCAGACCTTCCTTTGATGGAGAAGCAAAACCTTCTATCTCTCCTTCGGAAATAAGATCAAGGAAAGTTGCAAACTGCTTACTATGTAAAGTGTCAGGAGTTCTTGTTGGTTGTCTTGGAGGTGGAGGTGGGGGAGGACCACCAGCACCTCTGATTAATTTAGG